GATTGCCAGTTTCTACGGCATGACGAAGCACGCCGACTGTAATAAGTTGTTTAAAAAATTAACAGGCAAAGAAATGAGATCATTTAAAGACTTGAACGTTTCCTATAAGCCGGAGGACGGCAAGAAGCGTTTTCCCGGAGTGGTGGTAAGCATCCGGGAACTGGTAAACTTACCGATTGTAGTGAAGGACTTTGAGACCGGGATCAAGACCGAACAGGGAGAGGACCGCTGTATCGTGGCCATCGAAGTGAACGGCGAGGCGAAGAAGTTCTTCACCAACAGCGAGGAGATGAAGAATATTCTCGCACAAGTGAAGGAAATGCCGGACGGTTTTCCGTTTGAAACGACCATCAAGACGGAAACCTTCGGCAAAGGTAGAACCAAATACGTGTTTACATGAAAAGAGTTGAAGGAAGTGCCGGGGTAAAACTGATTGAATGTGTGAGCCCGGCTCGTAATGGATGGCGCATTCGTTGGGATGTGCAGGAACGTGGGGACGGTTCCGCCTCCTATATGGAGGAGGAGTTTCTGGGCAAGCCCTCGGACCGGGTAATAAGATCCGTTGTGCTTGGTTGGTATAACGAAAGGATAAACGAAGCTATTCTTTGCGGTTTTGTTTACGATGGCATGCCGGTGTGGCTGTCAAGCGAGAACCAGTTCAACTATAAGACGGCCCATGACTTGGCTGTACAGACCGGTGGTGTCACACTTCCGGTAACGTTCAAATTCGGGACGGATGACGAACCCCGGTACCGGACGTTTGAAAAACTGGAGGAGCTGACGGACTTCTATACGAAAGCCATGAGGCACATCCAGAATACGCTGGCTGACGGCTGGAAAAAGAAAGATGCTTTTGATCCGGAGAAGTACCGGGTGGAATAAATCCTTCGGGGGAGGATAAGAAAAAGCCCCCGGCCTGTTAAAAAGTAACGCCAATCACTTTTAAAACATGAAACGCCAAACCGCGCGACCGGGGGCAAATGCCCTCTGTCACGGTTTGACGTTTTTTTGTTGTTTAAAAAATGATTGGCGATGCAAAGATATAATTTTTTTGTTGTATGAAAGTGATTGAGATATTAAACTTTAACCGAGAGCTGCTGAAAAGGCTCCAGGCGGTCGGCATCCGTCTGGAAGATGCCCGGTATATCGATCTGTATGCGGATTATACCCGCCTGCTGGATCATGGTGAGAAAGTCTCGTATGCCGTGGCCGTACTGTCCGAGAAGTATTCGGTGAGCGAGCGTAAGGTTTACGCCCTGGTGAAACGGTTTCAAAGTGACTGCAAGACGCTTGCAGTGTGAATGAGTTGTCTTCTACCGTTTGGAGCGCCGTTTTCCCCTATCTTTAGGGTGTTTTAATATTAGAAGGAGGAAATGGCTATGAATAAGTATTACCGTATCCTGGACAAGATTCTTGTCGCGGGAAAGACACAGACCAACAAGAAGGGAAATATACAATACCTTCTGAATGAACAGTTGTCGCTGACACCGGCGGACCTGCTTGACATATTCGAGGGGCATAATATCGCCCGCAAGAAACTTCGTAGCGAGTTACAGCTGTTCATGCAGGGGGAACGTAACGTGGAGAAGTACCGGGAGGCCGGCATCAATTGGTGGGATTATTGCGGTTCCATCCTGGTGAACAGTTATCCTACCTATTTCGAGAAGCTGCCGCCATTGATAGCGAAAATCAACCGGGAGAAGCGCAACAGCAAGAACTATGTGCTTTTTCTGGGTGAGACTGGTGCCGAAAGTAATCAGGCACCCTGCTTGAGTTTGGTACAGTTCCAGCTGGATGACGGGGAACTGGTTCTGTCTGCCTACCAGCGCAGCAGCGACGCGAACCTCGGGCTGCCTTCCGATATTTACCACCTGTACCTGATGGCACGGCAGATAGAACTTCCCCTGAAGTCGATCACCCTCTTTCTGGGAAATGTACATATCTACGAGAACAATATCCCGGGTACCCGCGCACTGCTTGCCGGTGACGAGACGGTCCGTTTCGGGCTGAACGTGTAGTTTGCTGTATATGTCTTGCAGCGGGAACCGTTTATGTTTCCCGCTGTTTTTCGTTTATTTTGGGGACCTTTGCGGCCGTTTTTAAGGCAGAATGAAATGAGAAAGATGTATTCGTCCGCTCCGCTTCCTTTTGTGGGGCAGAAACGCATGTTTGCGAAGGAATTTATCAAGGTGCTGGGACAGTTTCCGGACAGCACCGTGTTTGTGGACCTGTTTGGCGGCTCGGGCCTGCTGTCACATATTACCAAATGTGTCAGGCCTGATGCCACCGTTGTGTATAACGACTTCGACAACTACCGCTGCCGGCTTGCGAATATTCCGGCCACCAATGTGCTGTTATCCGATTTGCGCCGGATAGCTGAAGGAGAACCCAAAAATAAACGTATAACCGGGGAGGTTCGCGATAAAATGTTTGCCCGTATTGAGAGGGAGGAAAAAGAGCACGGCTACGTGGATTATATCACGATTTCAGCCTCCTTGTTGTTCGCCATGAAGTATGTGGCCAGTTTGGAAGAAATGAAGAAAGAAGCCATCTACAATAGAATTCGGCGGGCTGATTATTCCAAAGCGGAAGATTACCTGGAAGGGATTATGGTTACCTGCAAAGATTACAAGGAAGTGTTCAAATGTTACAAGGATGTTCCGGGTGTGGTATTTCTGGTTGATCCGCCATACCTTTCCACTGAAGTGGGAACTTACAAGATGTACTGGCGTCTGGCCGACTATCTGGATGTACTAACCGTGCTGAAAGGGCATTCGTTCGTGTACTTCACCTCGAACAAGTCTTCTATTTTAGAACTGTGCGACTGGATGGACCGAAATCCATTTGTTGGCAGCCCGTTCAAGGAATGCAGGAAAGTGGAGTTTAGTGCAAGCGTAAACTATCAAGCTAAATATACAGACATGATGCTGTACACGAAGCCGGATGAAGTGTCAGGTATAGCAGCTTAACACTGCATAAAGATAGTGAATTATTTTGAATCTGCAATGGCTTTTAAATGATATTTTAAGGTCGTTTTAAGAGGGTTCAAGTGAAAGAAAAACGGTGGGCTTTGGTCGTGTAGAATAGGACCGCGCTCACCGTTTTTCTTGTACGCGTCGTTTTTGTACTTTTTGAAACGCATCGTTTTTGTTAAGCGGCACGTCTGGTTTTTCCGGATTTAAATACAATGATTATAGTTGCTTTATCGGCTGTTTTTTTCTTTGAACTAGGATGAAAACTGACTAAAATCACAATGTGTTGTGAATATGAAAGAGCTAGGAAAGATGATTAAAGAGTGCAGGAAGAGTTTGAAGGTCAATCAGCTGGAACTTCTCCGAACTGGCGGGCGTGGGCATCAATACGCTGGTGGCCATCGAGCGTGGAGAAGGCAATCCTAAATTGGCTACTGCTTTCCATTGGAGTTGATTAAAGTGCGGAAAAATGTATAATATTGCTTCTATTATCTGCTTATTTTAGTATATTTGTGCTTTAAATAAGTGCGGATAAATGTATTATACGCTGTTTTTACATGTATAAAAATGCTGTTTGTAGATGAAAAGATTTGTTTTGCAACAACTTATAGAATGGAAAAACCGTGAGGATAGAAAACCTCTGATTTTAAATGGTGCTCGACAAGTTGGGAAAACATGGCTGCTCCATGAGTTTGCCAAACTTGAATACAAAAAAGAGGCTTATGTGGTATGCCGTAAGAATAACCTTGCACGCCAGCTTTTTTCTCAGGATTTCAATGTTGACAGAATTTTACGGGGGCTGCGTGCGATGACTTCCGTTGACATTACTCCGGGTGATACGCTTATTATCCTTGATGAGATACAAGATATCCCGGAAGCACTGGAATCTTTGAAGTATTTTAAAGAGGAGGTTCCGGAGTATCATATAGCTGTGGCAGGTTCACTTTTGGGGATATCCCTTCATCAGGATGTGTCTTATCCCGTAGGGAAGGTAAATGTCATCAATATATTTCCTATGAACTTTGAAGAGTTTCTTGTCGCCAAGGGAGAAGAAGAAGCCTGTAAATTGCTTATGAGTGGGGATTTTGAAACGATAAGCCTCCTGCATGACAAATATACGGATCTCCTTCGGCAATATTATTATGTAGGTGGTATGCCGGAAGTTGTACTCAAATATGTAGAAACGGATTCCTTGCTGGAAGTCAGAAGAATACAGTCGGAGATTTTGCAAGGCTATGATCTTGACTTCTCAAAACATGCGCCCAAAGAACAGGTTCCGCGTGTCCGAATGGTATGGAACAGCATTCCTTCCCAATTATTTAAAGAAAACAAGAAATTCATTTACGGAGCTTTGCGAAAAGGTGCCAGAGCCAATGATTTTGAGATGGCCATTCAATGGCTTGTAAATGCCGGGTTGTTGTATAAAGTGCCTCGATGTACCAAACCGGAGCTTCCGCTTGATATTTATGAAGACCTGTCGGCTTTCAAACTCTATATGGTTGATTTGGGGCTTATGGGTGCTATGGTCAAGACAGATCCGGCCCAAGTCTTGATTAAAAACGACATATTTAAGGAATACAAGGGAGGAATGACTGAACAGTATGTATTGCAGCAGATGAAAAGTAAGGGCGTGTCACCGATTTATTACCATAACACAGACAATTCGCGTCTTGAGTTGGATTTTGTTATTCAACGTAATGCCCAAATGGTGCCGATAGAAGTGAAGGCCGAAGGGAATGTCCGGGCCAATTCGTTGACAGCATTACTGGGAAAAAGACCGGAATTGCATGCGGAGAGATTTTCTATGTTGCCTTATAAAGTACAGGGTAATCTTACAAATTTTCCGCTATATGCAATATAGGTGTATCCTTTTCCCATGCCGGTCATACCGTTAGAACTGATTGATAAGTATGATGCGTATGTTGGCCGGTATGTCTATCTTTGTGGCAATGAAAACAGAGAGAGGATTGATTTACGCCTTGTTTTCCGGGACGGAAAGGAGATTGGCACGGATGATCTGAATCTGTATTATAATTGATGTGACGGCTTGGATGTCCCCCGGATGAATGTTCGGGGGATTTTTTTTCTTTTGGGCGTTCCCGTGGGACGGTCGGGCTTTACGTTTCAAG